CGAGTTTGCTTCGCGATGGGGCGCGGAAACTTTCCTCTCGCGTGACCTCTTTCGCGAGGCGGGCGTGGTATGTAACTTCTGACGAACTCATCCCGTGGGCGGCGGCCATCCTCATCGTCGTCTCTCTCGCCGCTTCCCTCGTCCTCCCCATCCTCGCAAGTGTGTGGCTATGGCAACAGATTACAAACTGAAGACCACCATCAACAAGTTCCCGCCCGGAACCCCCGTCAAGATTGTCCTTGACCCGCGCCACACAGTCGAGCTAGGTACCTCCTACGACATCGTCCTCCCAGATGGGACACTGTCGTGGGCTTACCTTGATGAAATAGAATGGAGTGAAGAATGCCTTCCTTTGCAGAACACCCCAACCAGCGCAGGATGAAACTCCTGCTGCTTGGTGATCCGGGTGCAGGCAAGACTGGTCTCATGGCCACTCTCGCCAATGCCGACTACAAGATCCGCATCGTGGATCTCGACAACAACCTGGCCATCCTCAATGCCTACCTCAAGCAGGGCAAGGCCTCCAACATCTCCTACTTCTCCATCCCCGCCAAGGACCCGGAGTCGTGGAAGAAGTCCGTGAGCATCACCACGAAGTGGACTCTCCCCGAGGAAGACCTCGGTGACCTCACCACGTGGGATAGCAACACGGTGCTGGTCATTGACAGTGCCTCCTTCTGGAACGATACCTGCATGGCGCAGGTCCTCCGGGAGAACGGCATCTCCGACGACAAGGCCGGCTTCGATCAGTCCCTCTGGGGCGTCATGAACAAGCGCTTCGAGAACCAGGTTGCGCGCCTCACCTCCGACCGCTACAAGTTCCACTTGATTCTCATCGCGCACATCCGTATGATCGAGAACAAGAAGACGGGCGGAATCATGCGCGCCTTCCCCAGCTTCCTCGGGCAGCAACTCCCCAATGTGGTTGCCCGCTACATGAACAACGTGTGGCTCGCTACACGCAAGGACGGAAAGCCGGTCTTGCATACGCAGACCACCCGTGATATGAGCTACCTGAAATGCAGCGCACCCCACAGGGTGGATGCAGAAGCGCCATTCGATCTGGGCGCTATCCTCAAGCGGATCGAAATGTGAAAGGAAAGAAAAGATGTCGGACATCCATACCCGCGTTTACGACCTCAAGGACTTCGAGAGTCGCAAGTTCCTCCCGCCCGGCAAGTACCGTGGCGTCATCTGCGGTCACCTCGTCGGCACCACCCAGAAGGGAACCGACACCATCCGCCTGCTCGTCCGCCCGGAGGAGCCGCTCTCGGGTCAGGACATCTCCGGTGTGGAGATGAACGTCGAACTGAAGTCGGAGACCTTCTTCGACACGGACAATGCGCGTGGCCGTTTCTTCGACGCCATCCGCAAGATCGACCCCGCCGCCCTGCGTCCGGGCAATCTGCCCAGCATCGCGGAGAACGTCATGCTGGCGCAGGTCAACTTCGATTTCGTCCAGAAGAAGTCGAGGACCTCGGACGCCACCTACTGGGAGTGCGTCAACATCACGGCAGCCTGACGGCTTGAGCCACCTGCATAGTGGTGGGCGTGGTGGGGCGGCATCCCCACCCCCTCTCAGGAATCCTCCCGTGATCTTTCTCCTGGACTACCCATCCGTCCACGACATACGTGCCGGGTCCCACATCACGGGGTTCCCAGCTACCATGCTGAAGCTTGCGTTGCGCTACGCCGAAATGCCAACGCCACCCATGACCTTCCTCTTCAGCAAGCAGCCCAGCTTCTCCAACCCATCCACCTACTTCCATCCGCGCAAGCAAGTTCCCTATGGGGAACACCACAATCCCCTGCATCCTCTCCTTGGCTACCTCAAGTCGGAGTTCGTTGCGGACTACGAGCGAGCCCGAGAGGAATGCAAGAAGCACAAGTTCATCGTCGCCATGGGCGACCTCGCTCTCTGGTGCCTTACCGGAGATCGCATGCTGGATCACCGGGGTACCCTGCTCTACTGGGAGAACATCCGGGTAATCCCCACGCACAATCCTCGCGCCCTCATGAAGGACCAAAGCCTCCTTCCCGTGATGGCCATGGACCTGCGCAAGGCCCACAGGGAATCCCTCAAGCCACGCAGCGTCTTCCCCCGCCGCACCATCCACATCGTCGAGTCCCCCGCCGACATGGAGCGGTGCATCGATGCATGCGTGGCTAGCGGGTCCTTCGCCTTCGACATAGAGACTTACGCCAACCAGATCACCATGATCTGCTTTGCGCCCTCCCCTCGCGACACCTACGTCGTCCCCTTCTGGAACGGTTCCCAAACCTTTTCTTTCGAGGAGGAGGTTCTGATCTGGGGCATGATCCAGATCCTCATGCTCCTTCCCCTTCGACGCATCGCACAGAATGCGGTGTTCGACCTCACCTTCCTCGATGCCTACGGGTTGACCCTGCGCTACCCCGTGGATGACACCATGCTGAAGTCCCACTCCAATGAGATCGAATGGCCCAAGGGTCTTGGATTCCTGGGCAGCATCTACTGCAACGAGAAATCATGGAAGCTGATGCGTGTTGGCAAGGTGAAGGACAGAAAGAAGAAGGATGAGTAAAACAGCCAGGGTAGACCAGCTACTACATAGGGATTGGGATTCGTTCTGCTACGACCTGGTTCCTGAGGAAGAGGAGACCAGCTTCTCTCCCGAGGAACGTCTCTTCCTCGCAGTCATCATCCAAGCGGTGGATGATGCCACCTCCTTGGCACCCTCCCTGCACAGGGATCAGGCACGCGGGGTGATCTTCTCCGCCAGTGCTACGCCCCTCAAGGACATGTGCGACTTCCTCGACATAGACTACCCAAACTTCCGCAGCCTCGTGAAGCGCATGATTGACGAGGGCCGCACCATCAAGCGAGACTCCAATGTCTGACTACACCCCGCAACCCCTCCTGTTCTTCACCCGCACGGAAGCCGGCATCATCGCCAACATCTTGGTGGATAGCACCTTGACCCGCATGGCAATCACCCCGAGCCATGCCCTCGCCATGCTGGCGTCCCTTGCGGACCTCATAGCCAGAGACCTGGAATGAAGACCTACACCACCGACTCCCTGCCGCCAGACATGGACCCCGCCCTCCAGCAGGTTGTCTACAACGGTCTTGACGGGATGCTCACGCAGGAGATCTTCGAGGCTATCCCGCACTCCCCTACCTACGAGTTCGAGCGCAGCCTCCTGCCCCTCGTGGTTACCATGATGCGGCGCGGCATGCTGGTCGATACGTCCCGCCGGGATGTCATGGTCGCCAAGCTGCAAGAGCAACTCGGTCGCACGTCCCAGGTCTTCGACCACATCTGCAAGGAGGTGTGGGGCCAGACCTTCAATCCCCGCAGTCCCGCCCAACTCAAGACCCTCTTGTACAAGCGCCTCTATCTTCCCGAGGTCATCGTCTCCAAGAAGGGCGAGAAGAAAATCTCCACCGACCGGGACACCCTTGAGCGCCTGCAGCGTGAGTTCCCGCGTGCCTACCCCATCGCCTCCCTTCTTCTGGCCATGCGAGACTTGGAGAAGACCGTTGACACACTCACCAAGACTCTATCCCCTGCTTCACGATGGCATGCTAACTTCAATATTGGCGGCACGGATACCGGTCGCTGGAGCAGTAGTAGCCATCCATTTGGTTGGGGATCTAATCTTCAGAACGTGGACGACTACATCCGCAGGGTATTCATCCCGGATCCTGGCCACGTCTTCGTCAATTGCGATCAGCAGGGTGCTGAGGCCCGGGTCGTGGGATACTTGGCCGGCGATGAGAACTACATCCGAGCAGTCGAATCCGGCGATGTCCATACTATGGTCGCTGGCATGGTCTTCGGCTTTGAACCTAAGCGCGAGCTTGCGGATCGTAAGTACTATCGCGAGATGTCCTTTCGAGATATCGCAAAGCGAGCGGCTCATGGCAGCAACTATGGGGGAACTGCTCACACGATTGCTAGAGTCCTCAAGGTAGAGATCAAGATCATCGAGGAGTTCCAAGCCAAGTACTTCAAGGCGTTCCCCTTCCTGCGCAAGTGGCAGGTGTGGGTTGCCCAACAGCTACAGACAGAGCGCCAACTGGTGACGCCATTCGGGAGGCAGCGTGTCTTCTGGGGTAACCCCCGCGACGACGCCACGGTGCGCGCGGCCATCGCCTACGTACCCCAGAGTACGGTAGGGGACATGACGGCCAGGGGTCTCCTGTCCATCATGCACTCCCTGCCCGATGCCCAGATCCTCAACAACATCCATGACGCTGCCCTCGTCCAAGTCCCCATCCACATGAAGGACGAGATGGTCCCCGCGATCCTTAAGTGCTTGACATACCCCCTTGAAGTGCGCGATATTTGGGGCAACACCAGGACCATGGTGATCCCATGGGAATCCCAGACCGGCATGAACTGGGGGAAGCGCAAGAAGGACAACCCGGATGGACTCGCATGATTACCTCGGCAGCAAGTTCCATAGCCAGATGCTAGCCAACCGCATCCGCGCCTACTGGCGCAAGCGCGGCATCGAAGTCAACGTGTGGGTAGAGAAGGAAGCCAACGTCCATGTCCTCCGCAGCAATCTCCGGTTCTCGTTTCCGCCTGCCCAACAGGCGTGAGTCCACCGTCGAAGACCTCTACTTCAACGGCGAGCGCTACCACCTCTCCTACTCCACCCTTCACGGGAAGGTGTGGGAAGTCTTCATCTCAGGGCCCCGCGCGGGCACCGACCTTTACGCCATCTGCTGCACCGCCGCCACCCTCGTGTCCCTCGCCCTCCAGCACGGAGTACCCCTGGACACCATGCGCGAGGCCGCCCTGCGCGACAAGGAGGGTAACCCCGTAGAGATCGTGGGAGCCGTGCTCGATGTCCTCGCCTCGTCTGGGGCATAGGCCCCACTACCTCAGCAAGGACAGGCCCACTCGCATCCAACGGAAGGGCCTTCTATACGAGAAGAAGGTGGTGCGCCACCTTGTGGAGCAGGGCAACCTCGACACCTTCATCATCCACGGCCAATGGATCTACTGGGACAAGTCGGTGTGCCAGCCCGACATCATCGTCGTCCCGCCCAATGGCCCCGTGGTTGTGGTGGAGGTGAAGCTCACCCGCAAGCGCGCCGTAGAGAAGAAGCTGCGCGACGTGTACGGGGTGGCCCTGCAGCACATCTTCGCCGGGCGTAGCCTCTCCTACTGCCAGGTCTACAAGAACCTTGACGGAGGGGAGCCCTTCTCGTATGACCCGTGGGACATCCTCACCCTCAAGCCCTTCGAGTATGGAGAGATCCTGTGGAGATAGCTTCCAAGAACCTCACGATTCCCATCGAGATGCACGTCTCCTTGGGTGGCGGAGCCCTGCACATCAACACCTACGCGGGCCTAGGTGATGCTGATGGTACCCTCACCCTCATCGACATGAAGCATCTGGTCTCCGAGATGGTGGAGGGCTGGCTCTACTACGACGACGTGGAAGCTGCCCTACGGGAACTCACGGTCCTGCACGAGATCATCGATGCGAAGCTCTCGAAGCTCAAGACCTCAGCCTCCGCCTCCGCTTCTTCACGGGCGAGGAAGGCAAAGCCTCGTAGCCGGAAAGCCTCCCGTCGCGGCGCAACTGCCCAGCCAAGTAGGTGAAATCCATGATGCTGACTTGCCGGCGCAGCATGGTGCATATCTTGCTGAGACGCATGACCCTCATGCTGGGTAGGCAGTTGCAGATGCGCATGTACTCGTGGGCAGTGAACCCGCGCGGGACCTTGTCGATCCCCGTGTACACCGTCTCGTAGTAGCCCCGGATCTTAGGACGAGAGAATCTGGAGCTTGACCTTTTCAAGGAGGCCCCCCATCGTGATTGCGTTCATCAGCCCGCCGAAAGCCCCGAAGATCTCGTCATTCTTGGTCAGCCCCACCACCAAGATGCAGGAAGCCTTGCCCTCCCCCACGACCTTGGCGGCTTCAGCCAGCACCAGGTTCAGTTCTTCCTGAAGCTTGGCGTCCGAGACAGGAGCGGAGACCCCCGGAAACGCGAAGACCTCAGCCACGCTTGATCTCCTTCAGCATCTTCTTCGCTTCCTTGCTCACGCTCTTGGGCTTGCCCTGCGCCATCTTCTTCTTCATGGGCGGCCTCGAAATCTGGGCGGGGATGTTGGCGCGGGAGATCGTCATCGCAGCTTCCTCTTCTTGGTGATGCACCCAAGGGGAATCATCATCTCCCCCCAGTAGCTGGGATCATTGGTATCATGGAGGTCCATCGTACTGACGATGAGCACACTGGTATCCGTCACCTTGTGGACCCAGCCCACGGTGCGAATGTGGGGGGCGGCAAGAGAGTCGATCTCCTTCTTCTCCCGCCACTCATGGCCGCCCAGCGTCGCAGCGTCCACCCACTCGATATAGTAGAGGTCCCCGGGCTTCACAGGAATTCCTGGGGGATCTTGGCGCGCCTGGCATCCTTGGCCCGGCGAAGGCAATCCAGGCAGGTCACCAGCAGGGCTAGCTCCCTCTGCACTTCAGGGTCCGAATCCTCCATCCTCACCCAGACCAAGTCGCCCACCTCCGCGTGGATACGCTCCAGCCTGGCGTGCGTGGCCTTGTCAGCAAGGATCTCCTCGACCCGCTCCTTCGTGTAGCCCTCCGCGCGCTGAGGCCCATACATGTAGCAGGAGCCAACGAGCGGGGGCAGGTCCCACGATTGATTAAAGTGTGCCATTGAATTTCCAGGCCTTTCCTTCGGTGACGATGCAGGCCACGTCCCCACGCACACCCACCAGCGTCCAACTCTTGGTACCGGCATAGAAGGTGTAGGTGATCTCGGGGGCCTGGAAGGTAACCTGCGGCACCTCCCCGAAGTTGTCAAGGAGATAGCGGGCTACCTTGTCAGCGGGTCCGCAGTTGGCCCACGCCACCCCCGGCAGCAGGGCGAGGAGGAGGGCCAGCTTCTTCACGACGCCATCTCCATGGCCACGCTCTGCACATCCTTGACGCGCTTGGCCCAGCCCCCGCCGAAGGTATCCCAGATGGGCAACCTCTGGAGGAAGGCCAGCCGGTACTCGCACACCCACGGGATGAGCGTCTTGGGGTCTGCCTTCTGGATGGCACCCATCGTCACGGGACCCAGCACCCCATCGGCATTCACCGCCAGCGCTTCCTGCACCCCTGCCACTGCCCGCTTGGGTCCCGAATTGACGGCGTAATCGAAGAGGCAGAGATCCGCCCCCTTGGGCAACTCATCTCCCCGCACCTTGTCCCAGTAGCGCTTGCGATAGATCTCGTCGCGGTGCGCCGCCGGCATATTGCGTAGCTCCTCCTTGGTGGCCTCGCGGCCCAGCCAATGGGAGTACGTGGCAATGGTGATGCCCTGCATGGTGGCTCCGCCGGGGTCGCGGGGATGGTCGGCCCACCCGCCCTCGTGGCGCAGCACCTCAGCGAGGCACCTATCGAAGTTGTCCTTCACTTCTTGCGCTCCTGCGCCTTGTCCCAACTGCGAAGGGCACCCATACCCAACATGCCGAACATCAACTCCCACAAGTTGTTATCCAGCACCGGCCACTTGGGAATGGGGTGCCCCGCAAGGGAGAGAGTGAATCCGGCCAGCGGTACTAGCATGTAGGAGTAGGCCAGCGCAAGCGCACACACCCAACCAATGGCAGGACGCCACCCCGAGACGAAGACGCTCTGGTGCCCGGCCTCCACCTTGTTGACCTCCATCTGCCCCAGGTCCCCTCGCAGGGAAGCCTCCAAGAGGGTGGCCTGCATCTCCAGCTTGGCCTTCTCGGCGGCGGCCTTGTCTGGGATGACGCGATCAAGCACGGTCCCCAGCAGGGGCAGCAGGGCACTGAGGATGGGCAACATCACTTCTTCCTTCCAGAGGGACTCACCGGCCAACTCTTGCGGGCGGGCCCGGTCTTCTTGGCGGCCATCGTAGCCTTCTGCGAGGGGGTCATGCGGGCGGCAGCAGCGGCGGGCCGGCAGGCAGGGTAACCGCGCTTGCCCTTCTCGGCACCGCTGCGGCCACACTCCTTGCCCGTCTTCACGTCAACCCACTTCTCCCCGAACCACTTGCCCAGGCCGCCCTTCACTTCTTCTTCACGCGGTTGTCCGCGCCTCCCCACGTCCCGCCCTTCTTCTTGTACTCCTTGGCAGCCCACGCATTCGCATACGCGCTGGGGTACACATCAAACTTCTGCTTGGCCGCCGCCTTGGTGGCAGCCCACAGCTTGGGGTTCTTGGGGGTAGATTTGGCCATCAGCAGTTCCACGCCCGCAGGGACTTGTTGATCCTGCTGTTGGGGTCGTTGGCCGTCTTGGACGAGGTGAGCTTCTTCTTCATGCCCTTCATGCGGGCGCAGAAGCTATCTCGGCGGGGACCCCCCTCGGGCTGCGGGGCCTTGAGGCCAGGCTTGCCAGGGTTGGCCCTGTTGTAGCTGGCGCGGCCCTTGGCGTTGAGGCCGCCCGCTTCGGACTTCCCCTCCTTGCGCTGCCACGCGGGTGTCTTAGCCATATGTCTTCTCCAGACGCTGGGTGCTGATGAACTCCCAGCCCCCTTGGGGATAGCCCCCGCGCACATCGCGCAGCAGGGTAACCCCCGAAGTCCACATGGCCTGGGCAGGACCAGCATACCCTTCTTTCTGCTTGGGGTCAAGATAGCAGCCGGCAACCAGCCCGAAGAGCTTCTCCCGCCCGGTACGCACCGCCACGTCCCAGATGTGGGTATGGCCCATGACGCATGAGCGGTACTGCTTCTTGAGGAGGGTGGCCGCCGGGTACTCCCCGCCCACGCTCTTGCCCATCACCCCCGTGACGAAGTAGTGGGATGCCCCCACCCCGCCCACTTGGAACTCCTCAAGGAAGGGCACCACCTCCCAGGTAGCCAGGGCCAGGTCGTCGGTGCTAAGGGTACCCCGTAGCTCGGGGACATTGTCCACCGCCCTATCGATGCGGGCCTCGTGGTTCCCCATGAGAAAGACCTTCTTGCCCTTCCACAACCCCAGGGTGAAGAGGGCTTGGTTGGCGGCAGCGAGATCGGCGTTGATTGTCCTGCCGTCGAAGCTGCCCTTCCTGCGCCCGTTGCCCGTGAGGGCAGAGCCGTCATAGGAGGAGAGGGAGGGCATATCCGCCAGGTCCCCCAGGCACAGCAACATATCCGGCTGGGTATCCTTGAGGTACTTGAGGAGCCACTCGAACCGACGGTTATTGACTCCGGGGCGCGCGTGGGAATCCGGGAGGATGAGGACGTTCACTTGAAGATCTCCTCAAGGGTCGGAAGCTCCTGCTTCTTGTCGCCCAGGATGATCTTCCACATGGTGGGGCCCACCCCCTCCCCGTGGCAGTAGATGCGCATGCCCATCTCCCGGGCGTGCTCGAAGAAGTACTGGGCGTCCTGCGAGGCGGCAATCAACTCCCCCGTACTCCAGAACTTCTTGCCCGTTTGCCCGATGGAAATCTCCATGTACTTGGGGCGACCCTGCTCATCCTTGGCCGACTTGTCGATCTGGCCCTCGGGGTAGCAGAAGTCGAAGCCGAAGAGGTGGAACTCGCTATACCCCAAGGAGAGGCTCAGGGACATGGTGCGCCACGCAGCACAGGTGCCGCCGTTGACAAGGAGGGAACCCGGCGGGAACACCTCGCTCTTCAGCAGCGCCTGCGTCATGGCGTGCCAGCCCCACACATTCTTGGTGCGCGCCAGCACATGCTTGGTCACGGAGGGGTCGGACATCGAAGCCACTAGCACCTTCGTGGTGGGCGGAATCTCTTGGAGGAGATCGGTGCGCTTGATGCCGTGGGTGCTGATGCCATCCACTGGGCGCGGATCCAGCAGCACGAGGTAGTGGGGGTCGATGCCCCAGCCCAGCACCGTGGGCAGCGAGTGCTTCACCACCGCCACGTCGGCACCCTCCCGCCACATCTTCAGGATCTTGTCCTTCCGCTTGTGGATGTCAGGGCCCGCCGACACAATCACCAGCTTGCGCCCATGGGGCCGCGCCTTGGTGACCCACCGGGAGAGCAACTCCATGTTCTCCTTGACGTTGCTGATGATGTGGTCCTTGGGCATGCAATCCTGCGCCGTGACCTTGAGGGGCACACCCCCCATGCCCGCCCCCGGAAGATCGGGGAGGCCCTCGCCCACCGCCGCAATCTGGACGATGCCACCCCCGGACACCTGGTCCTTGCTCTTGTAGACGCGCTTCTCCCGGAGGATGCGGGTGAAGATGGCCTCCACTCCCCTGAACTCGGCGGCGGGAATCCCACCCTGCGAGTCCGCCACGTAGTAGTCGTCGAAGACAACGACGGGTGCCCGCTTGCATTGCTCCCAATCGTGTGCGATGGTGTCCGCCGAGTGGCCGCCGTCGAGCCAGACGAATTCGACGCCCGGTACCTCGCGCAATGTTTCCTTTGTATCGCCCCGTGTGAGATGGAACTCGAACTTCTTGCCCTTCTGCTGCATTGCAGCAGCGAACTCTTGGAGTTTCTGGGTCACTTCCTCAAGGGAGAAGTGCTTCTTGACATTGTGTTCCTTGGCGTCGGTATCCGCTGACGCTTCCTCGAAGAGGTCATAGCCATGATAGACAACGTGGTCCCGTTTCCCAAAAGCAACCTGCGCCATCTGCAGGGCCCGGTCCCCATTCCATGTGCCGGTCTCCAGTATGACGCTGGGACCGTAATGCTGGACAAGTGCGAGGAGTTGATCGTAGCGCGTCTTCAGGTTCTGGATGACCTTGGTCTTTCGTGCACCCTTGAGATGTACGAAGACCTGGTTGAGCGGGCTATGCTCGAAAGCGTCGAGCCCCACGTAGTCGGGATCGACAATGTTGTGGGCTTCAAGCCCGTGCATCTTGTGCATCTGGAGGACGCGCTCGAAGATAAAGGCGTCGGTCCACTCGGCGTAGTTGAAGATCTCCCCGCTCATGTACATGTCGTACATGTCAGCGATGAGGGTGCGCCCCTCATTCCCGGCGAAGTAGATGAAGCCGGTCTCCGAGTAGTTGATACCCTTCCGGCCTAGGTGGGTGACATGGCCCTTGCAGATCCCGTGGAGCCAGTCGAAGGTGAGGGGGGACTTGGTGATGACATCCCCGTCCAGCCATACGAAGGGAGCGGGATCGCGGGCGGCATCGTGGAGGGCAAAGACCTTGGCACAGAACTTCTTGGCATCCAGGCGGTAGTTGTAACCCTCTGGGGTGTTCCCATCCTTGTCCGCGTGGGCCGCCTTGAATTCGTTGAAACCCTCGACTTCTTCCAAGCGCTTGACAACAAGGGCCCGGTGGGAGCATGACACCTCCGAGGGATCCATCCCATCCACGTACACCGTAAGGGAGATGTTGGAATCCCACAGGCGCGTGGAGTCCAGGAAGTTCTTGCCGTAGAGGTCCCAGCCCTTCGGCCCCCAAGAAGTAACGATTCTCATCGGAAGAGGTCCACCTTATGGTTCCAGTTGTAGAACTCGTGTTCAACCAGCGCCTTCTCCGCATTCCATGCGGCAGCGTAGGGAACGTCCTTGTAGTTGGGGAACCACGGTCCCCCGTCAGTGAAGTGGATAGCCTTCGGGCTCTCGTATCCGTAGCGCGTGGTGGGACTGTGATATGGAAGCCAGTTCCACGTCTCGTCGATCTCCCCTATGGAATCCGTCCACTCGAAACCATGCAGCCACGACCCCTTCTGGGTGTTGACTGCTTCGAGGTCCAGCTTCCTGCAATGGGGGTGCAGGGGATTCAGAACCATGAGGGAGGACCACAGCTTGCGGTGGTACTGCTGCTGCGCAACCCCGTCCATCTTGACGGCTTCTTTGGGACGAAACTTGTGTTGCACCACCGAGACTGCCCGCTCGGGATCGCAGAACTGGAGCATCTTTGCGATGTCGTGGAAGAAGAGGAAGTCGCAATCCACGAAGACCACAAGGTCCTTGATGCCATTCTGACGGGCCAGGTGGGGCACGAGAAAGCGCGAAAAAGAGAACTCCGTGGAGAACGGCTTGCCGTCCCCCATGTCGATCATCTGATTGCCTTCCCTGTAGAGTGTGCGCCAGTACTTCCCTGCAGCCTTCAAGGAGTCCAGCTTGAGAGGGGTGATGACGCAGGGAACGCTACAATGCCGCTTGATGCTATGCGCGGCTACCTTGTAGGCGATGTCCTCCCTAGGGTCATAGCCAATGAAGATGTGCAGCATGAGCGCATCATAGGGCAGGCTCAATAGACTTTCAAGAACTTTCCTTGAGTTCCTGGAGGCGGCGCGTGTAGTCGGGGCGCACGGTCTTGGGGACATCCTCGATGCGCTGCGGCTTGCGGAATTCAAGGACCTTCTTCTGGATGCCGGTGTTGAAGGACTCGAAGTCCGGGACGATGCGATCCCGCAGGGGACGACCCCGGTCGTGGGCGGCAATCTCCCGTCGCAGCCTCTGGGCTTCGACGCGGTAGGAGGGGTCCCCGGTGGACATGGCCCGCGCCATGTTGGTTGCGATCTTGTCGCTGTAGGACTTGCGGAGGCTATCAAGGCGAGTACCCAGGTCCTTGGTCTCCTCCTTGGCCTCGCGAGCCTCGGCAATCTTGGTGGGGGTGAAGCCAGTGGCCACCTTGACGAAGTCGAGGTTACCTTGGAGTTCCTTGGCGGGGAGAACTGGCTCCATCTTGCCGGGGGTGACGTAGCCCAGTTCACGCATGGTGGCTGCCCGCGCCAGGTTGCGGAAGGCCACGGGCAGGAGGGAGGCCGCCGCCATGAGAGGCATGCCCTTCTGCTGGTACTTGTAGGCTTCCTCGGCTCCACCCACCACGGCACCCATGAGCGGACCCATGTTCATGATGTCCAGCGAGGCCATGTTGCTGAGGTTGAGGTCGAGGGCCGTGCGCTTGGAGATGTCCACGCCCACGGCGCGGAAGGGTCCGTTGAGGACGTAGTCCGCCAACTCGGCGGGGGTACCCATGAAGTTGAGGGCGGGGACCTCCTTGAAGAGATCCCGCATGGTCTCGCGCAACTGGGCTTGGAGTGCGGTAGGGGTGAGCCCAAGGGATGGACCCACCAGCTTCATCAGCTTGTCGATGAGGTCCCCGGCGGGGGCGGCAAAGGGTAGTCCCCAGATGCCGGCAGTCATGAAGATGCCCAGCAGGGTGAGGCCAACGACCTTCTTGCCCTCGTCGGTGGACATCAGACCCTTGCCACCGTAGTACTCTGCAGCCCGGCGGATGAAGCCCAGCATCTTGAAGGGGAATGTGGCGAACTGGAAGGCAAGGCCGGGGATGAGACCGTGCATGTACTGGGCCCGGAAGGGCTTGGACATCGCGAACTGGGTCTCGGAGATGGCGAACTTGGCGGCATCCACCCGGTCCTCTACCGTCTCCCCCACGTTCTTGGCGAACTTCTGGATGCGCTGGAAAGCCTTCTCGTTCTTGGCAAGTCGGTAGGCAGCAAGTCCCGTGGCAAGACGGTTGACCTGCTCGGCCATGGTGAAGGGCAGGGAGAAGGCTTCAAGGACCTTGCCCATCTTCATGCCCAGCCCGTACATGGACTCAAGCTGGGATTGTGCCAGGAGGGCGGGGGCCTGGTCGCGCGTGAGAAGGGCTTCCGCGACGCCGCTGCGGAATAGCTCCTTGATCATCTCCTTCTCGTCGGCGGACAGTCCCCGCATCTTGTCCACGTTGAGAAGCTCTTCGGGCTTCAGGGTCAGCTTGATGCTATCCAGGACTTGGGTGAATGCCAAGGAGAGTTCCTTGGCAGCGTTGCCCGTGCCTCCCACTCCCGCAAGGAATGGCAGCGCAGTGTGCATCATCTGGGTGAGGTTGACCAGCGCGGAGGAGAGGTTGCCACCCAGCGTGTAGAGGAAGGCCACGCTCTTCAGCTTGGCGACCATGGCCTCGTTGCTGTGGAGGTACTGCTCCTGCTTCTCCGCGATGGCCTGCAGCTTCTTGTCCTGGATGCGGGCGATGGCGCTGCGGCGCACACCTTCCGTAGCCTTGTTGGCAATCCAATCCGTCATCTGGTAGGAGAAGGGCGCGAAGGTGCTGCGGAAGTAGGTGTCGTAGTTGTCAGGGCGCAGCCAGCCGGGGACGTTCATGCGCCGACGCAGGCGAGGTTGCTTGCGCTTCTCCGCTTCCACGCGCATCCTGCGCAGGACCTCGTCGATGCTGCCAAGCGCATCCTTCTTGTCCGGTGTCATGATGGCTTGGAAGAGAACGTCGATGCGGTCCATCTCGTTGGCGGACGGCAGGTACAGATCGTAGAGTTCCTTCTCGGCCTGCAAGTCACGAAGCCTGACGATGCTGATGCCCTGCTTCTTCAGTTCGGCCATGCGCGCTTCGGCCTTGGCCTTGGAACTCTTGAGGGAGGAGAAGCGATCCAAGGCTCCCATGCCCTCGGAAAGCACGGAGTCGTAGGCTTCGATGTGCTTCACATCGTTGGCGTCGTAGAACTCCACGGCCCATGCACCCCGGCGCACCTGGGGGAAGTAGCCCATGCGCCGGGCGTTCTCGATGCTGCGGATGACTGCCGCCGCTGCCTTGTGACGATCCGAGAGAGCCTTGGTCTCCTCGGGATTGCGTCCCTGCTCCTGGATGTTCTCGATGTCCTGCAGCGACATGTTGGGTGGGTAGCCGTAGGAGGCCTTCACCGCAGTGATGACGTTGTCGTAGATGTCGTTGAGGACTGCCCGGACCTCCTTGCGCAGGTCGTTGAGCTTCTTGGGGAGCGTGACGATCTCCCCCGTCTTCGATCCGATGTGATCCTCGGTTGCAACGATGGAGGCGCTGCCATCGGGGTTCTCGTCCGCCAGCTTCTCCTCGGCGTTCTCGACCTCGAAGATGCGCATCATGGCGCGCGAGTCCTTGGAGTCGAGCGCGGCGATCTTGCGCATGATGGGCTGGTACTGGTGACCCATGCGCGCGCGAAGCTCCTCGCCGTACTTGAGGGCTTGCACGTAGGGACGCAGGGCCGGGAAGCGCGTAGCCAGGTTGTCGATGCTGATGAACCCACTCAGGTACTTCTGAGTGTTGCTCATCAGCGTCAGCACGGAAGGCTGCAGCTTGTTGGCCTCGATGAGAGACTTCAACCCCACCGCCTTGGCGACGGTGTTGTCGATGACCTTGGACTCTACGAAGTTGCATACGGCCATGGATCACCCACAGGAGATGTCGTTCTCGAAGGCTTGGCCGCCTTCCATCTGGCGGAACTGGGCCTGCTCCACGCGGGAGAGCGCGTTGGTCACTCCTTCGGGGGTTCCTTGCGGGACAAGGAATCGACCTTCGTTCGGAAGTCTTCCAGCGACTTGCTGTTCCGCAGCATTTGCAGCACCTCGGCTGTAGCCCGCACTCCCACCGAATTCCCCCCCTGCTTGAAAAGGTCTAAGTGCGTCAGCAAGGCTGCCTCCCCTACTTCCTGGAATTCGGCTGGGGATCGGCTTGTCACCTGTCGCAATAGAAGCTGCGCGATTGTTTGTGTTGGAGTCATCGAAGATTCCCTTCATGTCTTGGAGCATCTGGAAGTTCTGGCTCACGAGATCTTCCAACGCTCCTCGGAAGGAAGTAGCATGCCCCTCGTCCTCAAGGAAGTTTTCTATCGAGCCCATGGACGAGATGAAATCGGCGTCGTGGTCGAACACCTCGATGTGGGCAATCTCGTGGATCATGGTAGTGTAGAACGATTGCGTGATGCCTGCAATCTTTTTTCCCTTGAACGTCATGGGATTGAGAAGGGCGACGGTGAAGGGAACCTTGGCGTTGAGGCCGTAGTAGGTGCTGTCCGTGCCCACGCCTATGTAGTACTTCTCGGAGAGATCCTTAACGTCTCCCTTGAAGTAGCCATCCTGCACGGTCTTCTTCATCGACATGAAGATCGAGCCAAACTCCCGCAGGGCACCCAAGACCTTCTCGCGCTTGTAGCCCTTCTTGACCAGCTCTCCCACGGGATCGATGTTGAGGTTGTTGTGGAACAGGACCTCGTCAGTGCTGATGCCCTGGAGGGGTTCGGACCTTGCGCCCGTGACGAAGTCAACAAGCTTCTGCTTCTTGCCGGCAGCGTCCCTGTACATCACCTCGAAGCTTTGGCCATCCTTGGCTACTTGGACGAAGAGTTCCGAGGGAAGCGTCATGGCAGTGGGGCGCGCCATGGAGGCCGAGGGGATAAGCGTGGCCTTGCCGTTGATGTCCAGCACGTAGGTCTGCGCCATGGTGGCAGCAAGGTCCTGTGTGCCCAAGGCGTTCTTCATCCGGGCGAAGACAGAGTTCAAGGCACTGATGCCGCGCATGACGGTGTCCCTGAAATTCTCACGCTGGTCGTTGAATGGATACATCTTGTCGTTGGCGGCAACCTTTGACTTGACGTTGAAGATCATATCGGCAGGGTATTGACCTGGGCTTGATTGCGTCTTGCCAAAAGCAGCGTCAAACTGGTAAGCACCACTGGAAAGTACTTTGTGCGTGGCCAGCTTCATTTGTTTTTCCAGTGGTTCGTTTCTCCAACCCCAAACTTGGGGATCCAGTATGTACACTTCGATATCACCCCAAGGAAATGAAATATTAGATACCTTGGAGAACCCTCGAATCCTTAGCTGTTGCCTGCCTACGATAACAGGCTTGTTGTTGAACTTGATGTCAATATCCATGATGTTGCCGGAATCATCGGTAGCCAACCAAGGCTGGGACACGACATTCATAATCTTGTTTGTGCTGCCCGAAAGCGTTTCCTCTTCACCGGAATACTTGTTGGTGAACTTGTCGCGCAGCTTGATTGTGACCTTGGTACCATTCTCTTCCTTGGTGGGAACGGTACGAACCTTGAAGGTGCTCCCGCCGCCCAAGGAATTGACTACCTCCTCCCCGGTGACAGTGACGGTGCTCTTCTTCCCGTCGCGCACGGTCTCGATTTCGATCCTGTCGGACATGGTGAAGATGCCCATCTTGGCCTTGCCCATGCCGCCACTGCGCATGGTATTGGGCACATCCTTCTTGGTCCCCAAGACCGAGAAGAATGCCCTCTCCAGGATGTCCGGGGTCATGCCCACCCCGTTGTCCTTCACCACCATCGTATGGGTGGCATCGTCCCACGTCACATCGATATTGCCTTTGGAGATCTGGCCCTTGTGGATTGCTTCCTTCACGGCATCGAAGGCGTTCTGCACCATCTCCTTGGCGGCCACGACAGCCGGGGTATTACTGTAACCGAAGATCGACAACTGCTTGATGAGTTGTTCCCTGTCGATGCCAAGGGAGACTTCACGCTCCGTGGCACTGCGCATCACACCCGGCTCGTCATCCACGAGAGTCAGGTTGTTCAGCTTGTAGGTGTACTTCCTATCGGGCTGGCCCTCGGGGGCAACCACGGCGCGCTCGCCCTCGATGCTCCTGACCTTGAACTCGTATCCGTCTGCCGTGCGCACCGTATCCCCAACCTCGATGGCGCGCGACTCCCGGGTCTTCGGAGGCTCCGCCCCGGATTCCGAAAGGATATCCACCAGGGAACTCCCGCCACCTGCGGGTGCAGTCGTGAGTACGGTGCGCTTGCCTACCTCATTCGGAGGGGAGACCACGCCCTCACTCTCAAGACGATCCAATATGGCTTTCGCCTTATCGTACCCCATCTGAAAGTGTCTCTGGATGAACGTAGTACCTGCTTTGCCCTCGCGGCGAACCAGTTCAAGTGCCTTGGCATACTCATCTTCCGTAAACTGCGCGGCGGGTGCGGCAGGAGGCTGCGGAGGTTGCTCGGTATCCGTGGTAGTCTGCGACTCACTTCCGTCAACCAGTTCAATTCCGTTATCGAACAGGATACTGATAAAAGCCTCTGTCCTCTCAAAAGAAGTGGAGGTAATAGGAAGTGCGGCATTGACTTCTTCGTAGGTAAGTCTTCCGGTCTGCTTGCCCTTTTCAACCAAGGCCCTTTCTTCGGGATTAAGGTCTGCTTCCGTAAGCTGAGATGCCACGGGCGCAGGTGCGGGCTCTTCGGTGGTAGCTGCAGGAGCAGGCTCTGCCGGAGCCTCGGTGGCTTGCACCGGAAGAACAGTGCGGTACCCTTCCGCGTTGGGGGCGCTGACCACGCCCTCCTGCTCCATGCGCTCGATGATGCGCTGCGCGCGCTCGGGTCCAAGCCCAAGGTTGCGACGCAGGGAGGAAATCCCGACGCTGCCCTGCTCGCGAACCAAGGCCACCGCATCGTTGTAGGCTTCTTGATCAACCTCGGCAGAAGCGGCTGCAACTTGCTCGGGGGTCTGCCTCTGCCTTGAGGGGACGTTGCCGGCCCAAGAGTTCTTGAGGATGATGTCGTAAGCCTGCTGGGGGCTCATGGCATCGATTTCGGCAGGCTCGTACCCCATGGCGAAGAGGCGCTGCCGCATCGTGCGGTCAATCTGCAGCGGCGCGGAGAGCCTCCAGAAGATCTGGCCGCCGGGCCTGGTCTGCACCAAGCCTTCGTTCTCCAGCATCTTGAAGACCTTGGGCACTACCGTGGGATCTTCGATGGTCCTGCCGATGGCACCCTCAAGCCACCGCTTCTGCATCTTGGTGTCGGGGCTCTCCTTGCTCAAGGCTTCCATGAGCTTGGGATCGCGCCGGATGCTGATGGCTTCCTTCTCTGCCTCGGTGGTGAAGCGGAAGAAGGCACCCTTCTGGACTACTTCGCCCTCTGCCTGCAGACGTGCAAGCAGGTCCTTGGTTTCGTCGGGGGTGACCTCCCCGATGATACGGTTGGCCTGAAGACTCTGGAGGAAAGCAGGATTGAAGAACTGGCTGGAATCCCGGTAGCCGTCTTCGGTGAAGGGGATGTTGTCCACCACCTGCTTGTAGGTGGTGTCCAAGGCGGTAGGAGCGGCACCCTGCGGAACTGGGGGCGGGGTCTCGTTCATGAAGTCGTAGGTGCCGATCTCCGGGATGTCCTTGACGATCTCGGGATCTTCCGCCAGACTGAGCTTCAGGTAGCGCTCGAATTCCTGGGGCGACATGTTGACCAGCGCTCCCTCTTCCTGCTCGGAGAGGTTCTGCCGCATGGCCAGCTTGCGCTTGATCTTGATGTCGACGGGAGCCTTGGCTCCAACGAGCTTCTCGGGGTCGTATTCCTTGGCGAGGGCGTAGGCCTCGGGGAGACGCACGGCATCCAGGAACTGTGCGCGCTGGGTCTGGATCTTCTGCGTTTCGGCGGCACGCGTCGCCGCATCCTCCTGCTGGCGCTGCTCGGCAGCCAGGCGCTGCTCTTCCTCTGCCGCTGCCGTGCGTCGCGCCCCGATGGCCCCGGCACCAGCGCCAACCGGGGCGGCACCAATGCCACCCTTGAGTGCGGCATCGACAACCTTGTTCCACTCGATGCTCTTGTCCGCGAGGATGTTAACGGCAGCTTGGTCGAGAAGTTCCTGTGAGCCCTCGGTGAGACCCTCGGTGGCGGCAGTCTCCAGGGCACCAGCAAGGGCACCACTCCAGCCCGGCCTGCTCTTGAGGAGCTTGGAGGAGATGAGGTTGGTGAGCCTGTCCCCCATCTCCACGCCCTGCGTCTTGCGCAGCAGCATCACGGGGGCGATGGAATCAAGGGCAGTCTTCAGGGAGCCCACGGCGAAGGCAACGCCGGGTCGCATCTCCTGGGTTTCATCGTAGATGTTGGCGAAGGACTCGGGTATGTTCTGGATGCCGGAACCCAGCACCGCGCCCGCAGCCGTACCGATCTGGCGACTCACCTGCCGCATGGCCTCGGCGGCTGCAGCTTCCTTGGTGATGGTCTGCCCGGCAGCTTGCGCCGCCGCTTCAATGGCTGCAGCCCTGCTGGCTACCAAGCCGGAAGCCGCCCTGCCTGCAGCGAAGCGCGTGGCCGCAGCCCCCACGCCAATGCCGGGGATCAGTGCCGTGGCCATGCTGGGAAGCGCTTGGCCGATGGCTTCCCCACCGTACTCGATGAGAGACCCCAGCCCCTTCACATCCTCGTAGGACATCTGGGCCAGGTAGCCAGACTCCTTGAGCCTGTCCATGCGCTCCTTGTAGGCCTGCAGGTTGGCGCGCGCGGCGTTGTCGTAGCCCAGCGAGTTCTGGGCCATCGCCGGGAGGACCTCGGAGATGAGACCCTTGGTCTGCTCCCAGCCAGTGGCCAAGCCTCGGGACAGCGAGTTGGGACCCTCGGGAGTCCTTGAGGGTACCCAAGTGTAGCCATCCCACTCGATGGCATCCGCACCCGGAGTTCCCTTGAATGGGACGTACTGCTTGCCATCCCACTCGTATTTGGTAGGCTTGTCCATCAGCGTGGCGGAATACGGACAGAGGGAGCGTCGGGAACTTCACCGGGGCCCTGCCCGGTGATCTGCATGAGCAGGGCATTGGCGCGGGCGAAGGCCGCGTTGGCTCCCTGCTCGTCGCCCGATGCCATCTTCGCCTTGCCCTCCTGCATAAGGGCGGTGACAGCGCGCATGGCGGTGGAGTCGGCCCCACTCTGTGCGCGCAGATGGGCGCTGAAGGTACCCGTCTCAAGGGCCAGACGCAGTTCAAGGCCCACAAGCCGGGTGCGCTCCTCCTGCGAAAGCCTGCCAGACTGCGACTTGGCCTGCAGCGCAGCGAGATCGTTGAGGAGACCGGAGTCCTCCAGCCTTCGGATGACGGCTGCGGGCTGGCGCGCAAGATTGGCATCAAGCTGCGAGCGCTGGAGATCGACAGAAGCGCTCTGCACAAGGACCCCGGCCATGGCCACTTTCTGGGACTGTGCCTGCAGCGATTCGGTGGAGGCGTTATGTCGCTGCATCTCGCGCAGCTTGTCCACTTCAAGGGAGTAGGTCTTGCCCGCCTTGTCCCGCTCGAAGGCGGCATTCTCGATCTCGCGCTTGACGCCAGCCATGCGCATCTTGTCTTCGCGCGCGGCCTTGGCCTCCTCGGTCTCGCTGAGACGCTGCTTCTCACGCTCCCCGCGATACTCCTTGACGCCCTCCCCGATGGGGCCGGCAATCTGGGACAGCGCATTCTGCCCAAGCTTGGGCTGCGCCGCGAGGATCTTGAGGCCTGTCTCAAGGAGAGCCATGCCCTGGTCAGCCTTGTAGGTGGGCTGCGCCTTGCGCTCCTCGGGAAGCTCCGCCATGGCGCGCTTCTTGTACTCCTCGGGATTCTCGTAGGGCTCCTTGGCAATCCGAACGCCCGGGGCACCACCCCCACCGGGAGACGGAGTACCCAGGTACTGCCGCATGATGTCCATCATGCCCGGAGGTGCCGGGGGCCTCTGCTCTTCAGCCCTTTGCTGCACAGGGGGCTCGGGGATGGTGGTCTGCACAGGAACGGGGCTAGTGCGCGGAGGAAACGTAGCCCTAACAGCCGCAGAGGTCAGGTCTTCCGGGGTCTGGGTGTATTCGATAGGGCGCCCAGAGGCTAACATCCTGCGAGCATCTTCTGCGCGAGCCTCTTGCTGCCGACGCCCGTACTCCTCCGCTGCAACCTGAGGAGCATAGGATTCCCGACCGGGGGCAACACCTCCCGGATCTCCGCGTCCGGGGATAGGGATAGTTCCCGCCGCCCGGCGACGCTGGCTCGTAAGCTCTGCAATTCGAGTCTGGATCTGCGCCCGTTCCGTGCGGCTAAGATCACTAAACTGCGGAGTCCCAACAAAACGCTCAAGGTCTTCCAAGGAAAAATCGCGGATGTCAGCCATGGCAACCTCAGGGGAGGTCTTGAGTGGAAAGGGATTTGATGTACTGGTCGGCGCTACGGGGCATTAGGTCTCCCCAAGTCTCCATCTCCTGCTGTCCCAAGAGCCCGGCCTTGTCGAACTCGGGGTTGCGGACATGCACATCGAAGATGTAGCGCTGCACGGACTTGGGAAGCTTGGACTCCCAATCGTCACCGTACTTGCGTATGTGGGACCTGAGGTTGGTTTCCCCCCAGTTGTAGGCAGCGATGGCCTTCTTCTCGTCCCCAAACTTGTCGTAGAGCTTGACGAGGTAGTCGAGGCCGCCCTTGATGTTCTGGTAGGGATCTAGGGGATCGACCCCAAACGCCTTGGGATACCGCAAGTCAAGCTGCATGGGACCCACGTTGTGGCCCCGGCGAGCCCCGGCCTTGTCCTTCTCGTTCCCGGTTTCCTTGAAGTATACCCCGTAGAACGCCGGGGAGTACTTCCCCGACTCGAACAACTTCTCGAAATAGGAATCAAGCTGTTCGTTGGTGGGCATGTTATCCCAAGATTCCCTTGACGAAGTTCCATGCCCCGCTGACGGCATTGCCAAGAGGATTGCTGTAGCTAGAACCCGCAGGAGTGTTGGACCCGAAGAGGTTGTAGATGCCAGCACCCGCAAGACCCAAGCCCGCAGCCGTGGCAAGAGGGCTTGATTGCGGGGTGATGGTCTGGCCCACCTGCGTGGTAGTACCCTGTGGAGCTACACCCCGGAAGATGCCACCGAGGCGTTCGATCTGCCCGAGGTCGAAGCCCTGCCCCCGCAGGTACTCCTGGTACGCAAGGTCCCGCTGCTGCTGCTCCAACTGGCGCGGCAAGGCCTGGCTCTTGAGGATGGCATCAAGGCCGCCCAGACCCAACTGCTGGGCCTGCTGGCCCATGGCCGCGTAGAGGGGGGAAGCCGCCAACTCGCGCTGGGCCTCCTGCTGACGCAGCCCAGTGCCCGCCGTGAAGGCTCGCTCCAACCCCGCCTGCTGGATATCCGTGAGGCGCTGGCCCAAGTTGCGCTCCGCCTCTGCCTCCTGCACCCCGTAGCGCGCCCCACCAAAGGCACCCTGCCTGCTGGCTTGGTAGCCCATCTGAGGGAGCATCTTCCCGTAGTCGCGCACCGCCTCACGCTTGGCGATGTCGGTGACGTACTGCGTGTAGGGGTTCATGTACTGGGAGTAGTCGGTATCCGCTACCCCGCGCGTGGCCGCCCCAAGGGAACCAAAGCCGGCGGCAAGCCCCGGCATATAGGATCCAGCGGCAGCCGGAATATCCCCAATAGCCTGCTGCTCCGTGGTGCTGAGAGGGGCAACGCGCTGGGCGGGGTCGTAGTATTCGTATTCTGGCGCGGCCTCGACTGCCCCTTCCAGGAGCTTGCGCTGGATATTGGCCGCCCAATCGGGAAGCTGCGCCGACGTGATGGTCGTCGTTGGGGTAGATAGGGTCGAACCCTGAAACAAGTCCTTGAACGCCATGGCAGCTATCCTATCCCGGGTTACCCACTATACCACATTACACCTTGGACATCAAGGCCGTGAGGCTGAAGTTCTTGGGGGGTTGCTTCTCGTGCCCATAAGCCTTCTTGCGGATTTCCTTGCGCAACATATCCAGCTTGCGGGCACCCGCCGTGTTGTTGCCATCCCCAAGGGCCGCTACGGTGGCGGCATCGAAGACGAACTCCCCGGAGGACAACCTCGCCGGCCCCTTCCCATCGATGATGGCAGGCACGTCGTCATCCATTCCCCCGCTGCGGCCGGGGACGTAGCCCCCGCGCGCCAAACGGTCTCCCGGTCCCGGGTCTGAACTGCTCGTATCTGGAGTGGGATCTGACCCCGGGGTTCCCGGGCCGCCTTGACCCGGCTGCACATTCAGGTCATAGCCGGGGATGGTGCCCTGCCCCGTGAGGGAAGCTGTGCGCGACATGTAGTCGTCGGGAGACATGCGACTTACGACGGCTTCGTTGAAGCCACGTTGGGGAGTGGTTATCCCCAAGAGATCCGCCAAGAAACTCGGCATTGCCGAAGCAAACGCCGCTCCGGGAACGTCGACTGCGGGACCAACCCCCAGCGCCGTAAGGTCTGTGTTGGCTCGCTGTGCCCCCGCGATTCCACCCAAGGCACCTGTTACCGCACCGCCAAAGGGAACTCCCGACAACGCTCCGGCAGCCCGTCCAAAGGCACCCGGAGTGTTGTAGCCGGTTCCAAAGTCAAAGCCTGCCCCCTTGGAGTCAACCATATTGCCCGGTTCAGCATCGCCGCTTAGAGACGACAAGGGAGACTCCAAGCCGCGCACGACGGAGGCAATGCCGGGGGAAGGATCTTGGGGAGACAGGGTTCCGTAGATTCCCTTGTAACTTCCACTTGAACCGGAGTAGCGGGGAAGTTCAGGACTCTGCCTGGGCTCGTAGGTGTACTGGAAGGGAGGGCGCTCTCCGAAGAGAGCATAGCCTTGAAACGGATTCATGTCTTGTCTACCTTCACCAAGCCCTTGGATTGCAGGTCGTTGAGGAGCTTCACCACCGTCTGGGCCACCGCCGTGACGGTGATGTTGCCGAGGTCGATGGTGGCGCTGGTGGGTACTGTACCGGAAACCGCGTAGCCTGTCACGCCGGGGCCCGTAACCACCTGCCCGTGGTAGAGGTTGAGGACGCGCACCAACTCACCCCACGCACTCTGGGCGTCGGGGGGAAGTGAGAGAGGGGGAAGGGGCAGGAGGGGCTTCATCGCTCACCGTCGGGGGCCACCCGAAAACGCATGGCACCCAAGCGCCACGAGGTGTTGACACCATCCCCGTCGATGCGATAATATGCGTGGCGCCCCCGTATACGCAGGTCGATCTTCTGCGTCTGCGCCGATACGGTGAAGGGCCCCTTCGTGACTTCCTGCGCCGTCGGAGTGTTGGGGTACTTGAGGGTGTGCAGCGTAATTTCGACGTTGCCCGGCATCTCATCCCCATTCCTATCGGAGAAGTCGGGGATGATCCTATCCATGTACATCAACTCTTGGCCCGCGTCCAGATCGAAGAGATTGCTCTCGATGTAGGATGGGAGGGCCGCTCCGTCGGCGTCGTTGCCATACTCATGATAGTAGAGCTTGGTGGCACTGCCGGCATACTCGGCGGCAATGGGGTAGGTGGCGATGCCCTGGTCGATCCACGCCGTGCGCACCATGGTGCCGATTGACCACAGATCCTGCATGTAGTCATAGATGACGTAGGAGTCCACTTCGCCCGAAGTGGTGGGGTAGAACCAGATGACCTCGTTGTAGGAGGTGTTGGAGCCGCACACGATCTTGTCTAGCTGGGTGCGATCCAGGGCCTCGAAGACGTAGCGCAGCACGTCGCACTTCAGGGGTCGCGCCGCCGCACCATCATACATCATGAAGCGCTCGTCGGCCATCCAGTAGGTGCGGCCCCCCACCTCCGTCATGGCATTCTGGCCCAGCGCCCCGCAGTTGGTGCCGATGAGTTGGAACCCGAAGGTATACGGGGGACCAACCTGCTGCATGCTGTAGAGGTTCTCGTCGGTCCAGATGAGGATTTGGCCCCGGGTGCGCCTTGCTGCCACGATCTCGGAGGCCCCCGAGAGGACCTTGTCGCCCGCCGTGTTGGTTGCCGAGGCCGTCCAATCGTTGATGTCCTCCTGCGAACACCACCGGATGTAGAGGGGGTTCACTACCGAGGTCAGGGCGTCGGGGCACCCGAAGGAGATGAGGTGCCTATCTTCGGGGCTCACCAGGATCTGCGTATTTTGGGAGGGGGTGGCGGTAACCTGGTAGGCTCGCTTGGCGGTACCCTGCGAGGAATCCCAATAGTAGATGCCGTTGTTGCGGGGGGATGCCA